GGTGGACCAGTCCTGGCTTGTTCTTGTTGCCTATCTCGCCGACGACGTACGCTCCAGGCGTGACGTGCGACGAGAATCCGCTAACGTACTCGCCGGACCATTCGTGGATGCCGCCCCTTGACGCCTCACCCTGCACGGTTTTCGCTCCTGCGCGAACCGATTGGGTGACCGCCTTGTTGGCTGCATCCCTACACGAATCGGGGATGTCGCCGACGAGCTCGGCAAGTGCCATCGCGAAGCCATCAAGGTCGCATGTGACGTTACGGACGCCCATCGTCTTCCTCCCCTCCCGTTTCTCCGTCATCCCAATCAGGGAAGTCATCGGTGTCCGATTTCTGGTGCCGCAGGGTCAGGACCGAGAAGTCGCCCTTCTCCTGGACTATCTCAACCGAGAACCATTTGTCTCGGTAGAGAACGTCGCGCTGCCCCTCGTAGTCACAGGTGCGCACTTGTATCTGCGCGTCAGCCGAGATTCCGATCTCGTACATCGACGACCACGTGTGCGCGCCGACGGTGCGGGGGTTGCAGAAGACCACGGTCCTGGTCTCGGCGGGCTGGGGAACGCCTTCCACGTCGGGCACGTAGGACTTGTCGACGAGCGTGCATGTCTCGTTCCAGCGCATGCTATTCGCCCCCGTCCAGGGACTCCTGGTCTTGCGCTCCGTCCGTCCCCTCGTTCCCTTCCTGTACGGAACCCAGTTCTGGTTGGTCCACTGCCTCGCCACCCTCGGCCTCCTCCATCGCGGCGATGTTGTTCGCCGAGTTGAGCAGCGCGTTCAAGATTCGGTCGTACGCGGCCTCGAAGCGGTACGCCTCGGACACGTCGTAGCCGAAGTTGGCCTTGCACCAGCACGTGACCGCCTGCTTGACGAACATGTTCGGCAGGTCGCCCGACTCGTCGTCGACGGCCAGGAGGGCAGGATTCACTCCCGCCCTCTCCATGTCGAAGAGCGCAGAGTCGATGAGCATGCTCACCTCGGCGTCTAGCGCCGTGGTGGACACCCTCAAGCTCGCCCTTATGTCGTCGATGAGCGCCACTCGGCTACGCCTTCCTCGCACGGCGCTTGGCCGGTGCCTTGGCCGCGCGCGACTCGGGCGTCTCGGCGCCCTTGGCCTCTACCGTGCGCACGACCTCCTCGACGATCGGAGCGCCGATCTTCTCGTCGCCGATGCGGTTGATCTCGTCGAACCGCTCCTTGGTGACGACGAATTCCTCGCCCGCCTTGCGGTTCACGTTGCGCAGGTTGTCGTGGAAGTCCACGAGCGCCTTGACGTTCATAGGGTCTCCTTACTAAGCGCTCAGGCCGCTGCCGACCGTGTACTTCGTGAACGCAGCCGGGTACTCCACCGCGAGGGCGAAGCGCTGGTATGCGCGGAAGCTCACGAGGCCGTGGCTGAAGTCCGTGCCGTCGTAGCCGACGTCGAAGCGGCGTCCCGTGGTGTGCGAGTACACCGTCGCGCCCGCCTTGAAAGCGCCGAGCAGCGAGGTTCCGCTGGTCAGAGCGGGGGTCGGGACGATGGTGATGGTGTTCCACAGGTTGCGGCCGATGGTCACGCCGTTGCCGTACACGAATCCGGTCGGTCCGCCCAGGACGTACTGGTCGGCGTTGTTGCGCAGCTTCATGAGGGCGTCGTAGTCCTCGTCGGCGAGCAGCAGCGTGTCGACGTTGAAGTTCGGGGTGGCCTTGCGAATCTTGGTGCGCTCGTCGAGCAGGGACTCGATGAAGTCCATGTCGAAGGCGCTCGCGGATGCGGAGCCGATGCCCGCGGCGTTCATGATGCCCGTGATGTTGTTGCCGTTGCCGTTGCCTGCGACGAGCTGGTCCTCGACCACGATGTCGAGGTTGTAGCCAGCGCGGGCGTTGACATGGCTCACGAAGCGCGGTGCGTCGGTCAGGATCTCGTCGGACTGCTTCCAGATGGCCGTGACCTTCTTGAGCTCGGTCGAGTGGCGGACCGGGTCGTTGACGTGAATCTGGCTGAACGCGCCCGCTTCGGCGGTCATGGCGGCGGAGCCGTCGAACTCGCCCTCGGTGTACCACGCGATGGAGTCCTTCTCGGTCGTCTCGTGGTTGAACAGGTTCCAGATGGTCAGCGGACGGCGGTAGCCCTCGCGGATGGTCGGGTCCACCAGCGTCAGGGTCTCGTCGAAGTAGTTCGGCGAGTTCTCGCCATCAAGCTCGGCGACGGTCTGGGTGTCGTCGTATGCGCGGAAGTTGACGCCGGAGAGCTCGAAGCGGCCGTTGTCGCGGCTGTAGCCGCGCTTCTTCATCTCGGCCCACGCGCGTGCGCCCAGGGAGTTGTCGGTGCGGAGCAGGGCGGGAGCGGACTTGCGCTCTGCCTTGGTCTCGCCGACTACCTTGCCTGCGCCGCCGATGACCTCTGCTGCCTTGTGGTTGCGCAGCTCTGCCATCGCGTCGCGGCGTGCGTCCTCGGCCTTGATGTAGTCCATCTCGGCGTCGATGGAGCGAATCTGCTCCTCGGTTGCGTCCTCGGGCAGCTCCTCTGCCAGGGACAGCACGAGCGAGCGGCGCTCCTCGTACTGGTCGGCGTTCAGGCCGCGGTAGGCCCGAGCGTCCATTGCGGTGAAGTCCATGACTTCTCCTTCCTCTTTAGCGGATAGACATTCGCTTGGCGCGCAGCGCCATCTCCGTGCGCTTGCGCTCCAGCTCGCGCTGCTTCGACTCCCGAAGCCGGCGTGCCTCGATCTCTCCGTTAACGAGGTTCCGTGCGCTGATTTCCGTGTTCGGGTCGGCGGGGTAGCTAACCGCGCTGACGTCGAACATCTTCTTCACACGCGTAATCCGCGTGGTGAAAACCTTGTTCTCCCTGTCCTCGGTGTACTGCTCCTCGGACGGGATGAAGGCCCAGCTCATTCGCGTGACGTTGCCGACGGCGATGTCCTCGTACATCTGGCGAGCGAGGCTGGTCTTGGAAAGGTCCGCTGCGATGAAGAGGCCGTGGTCGTTGGCCTCGAAGTGCAGCGTGTTGTTCGTGTTCCGCGCGTACACGCGGCCCTCGTGGTCGTACTGGAATATGACGTCGCTCATGTCGCAGCCTTCGAGCGCCGCGCGGTCGATGATTTCGACGTACTTCCATCCGTCGCGCCCCTCGAACAGCGTGTACGGGTCCTCGAACGTCGTTGCGTAGCCCTCGACGTAATGGGTGGACCCGAAGCGGTTCGCGGGGGCCTCGTACTCGTTGCCCGACTCGTCCACCGCCGTCACGGTGTCCAGGACGGGGGCGAGCGGGGCGCTCATCATGCGGTACTGTCTCTCTTCTGGTTTAGCTGGCATTTTCGGACCACCTGTCCTGGTTCTGGGACGTGACGTCGCCCGTGTCGGTGTCGCCCGGAGAGCCGTAGCCGTCCGAGTCCGGTCGGATTGTGTCGCCGTCCTTGCCGTCTATGTCTTGCTCGGAGTTATCTATTCGGCTGCCCGCCTTGGCTGCCGCAGCGGCCTGCTGGGCCTCGAAGATTTCCTCGAAGGTGTGGCCGACCTTGTATTCGCCGCGGAGGATGAACACGTCGCCGTCGTCTATCGGCGGGAGCTGCAGGATTTCGCGCGCCTCGTTGAGCGTCATGATTCCGCGGTCGCACATGTCCTTGTTGATGTTCCTCTTGGACGAAGCGGCCGCGTACTCGAGCCTGTTCGAGCTGAACATGATGCGGTTCGCCGGGCGCTCGCGCATGGTGAAGGTCGCCTGCGACAGCGCCTCTCCGAGCATGAGGGCGAACGGCTCGATGCATCCCTCGTAGAATGCGTCCCAGGCGTTCTCGTCGTAGTTGTTCTGGAGGATTCGCCTGTTCGTGCCGAAGTAGTCGAAGACGTTGTTCTCGATGCGCTCCATCTCGTCGGACGGGATGGTCCAGTTCTGCGCCTTGAGCTGCTCGATCGACGTGAACGTGTTGTCGTAGAGCATGAGCGAGGTCTCGTTGTTGTCCGAGAGGTTGTTCTCGTAGAAGCGGTCGCGCTTCTCGAACATGTCCTCCTCGCGGACCTGGCCCTGCAGCTGGCCGATGAAGCGTATCTGCGCCGAGTCGTTTATCGACTGCTTCTGCGCCTCCTCCTGGGCCTTCAGCATCGAGAGGGTGTTCGCCAGGATGTTCCCGTCGCCGAACCAGTCGGACTGGTACTGGAAGCGCGTGACCACCGCGACCTTCTTGAGCTCGATGGCCCGAATGTCAGAATCGGGAGTGGTCCACCTCAGCCAGTACTCGCCCGCATGGTCCACGACTTCGGCGTACGCCAACGGCACGGGATAGAAGCCTATCTGAACCCGCGTGCCGGGCTTGTACTCGGGCACTACGCACACCGTCGTGTTGTTCATGTAGAGCGTCGCGCACCTGTAAAGGAACTGCGGCCACGTCTGAAACTCGTTGGGCGACGTCTCGATTGCCCGCTTCACGCTGGATCTGGCGCTGCCCTTGATTTCCGGCTTGAGCTTCGAGCACGCTACCGCGAACCGTTCGATGACCGAGCGGACTAGGACCTGCTGGTACATGGACCCGTTCCAGCTGGTCGTATAAGGTCTCGAGCCAACGGTCTCGACCGCGGACGCCTTCGGACCGCTGTCCCTGCCGAGTATCTTGTCGAGGATTTTGCTCATCTGCACCTAGCTGTACGAATCGTGGTACACTTGCTTTACGAATTTACGTCCCATTTTTGGGACAATAACCGAGACGCGAAAACGGGCGGCTTTCGGCGAGTTCGGGCGTATTTGGGCGGATTTGGGAGCGTGGCGCTTGGCTAAGAGCAAGCTGGAACAGGCAGTCGAGGCGAGGGCCGGGGCCCTCAACGACGCGCAGAGGGAGCTGGTGCTCTCGCAGTTCTCGACCTACAAGCGGAACAAGGCGCGGATGGCCGAGATCGAGTCGAAGCTCAAGATGCTCGACTCGAAGGACACGGTGACGAGGGACGAGCTGCGCATGAAGCAGGCCGAGAGGTCCACCCTCACGTACGAGCTCAACCAGCTCGCCACGGCGAACAGCCGCATATCGGCCGAGCTTTTCGAGCAGTTGGGAGACTAGCCATGAAAGAGAAGAGCTGCGACACCTGCGCCCACAAATCCGCCGAGTCGGTGGACCCCGACGGCAACCGCATCGTCGATTGCGAGGCGAACGTCTTCCAGATGTACTCGCCGTGGGCCGAGGAATGCGAGCATTGGGAGAAGGCCCTTGGCGAAGAGTAAGCGCCGCATATCAGCAGCCGAGAAGTACCTGCTCGACGTCAAGGCGGGCAAGATAAACGTCTGCAAGCGGATAAGGCAGCTCGCCGACATGATGCTGCCACGCTTCGAGGGCGGCTACAAGCGCTGGCACTTCGACATCGAGAAAGCCGAGCGCCCCGTCGCGTTCATTGAGCGCTTCTGCTGCTCTCCCGAGACGGGCAAGCTGCTCGTGCTCGAGCCCTACGAGAAGCTCGTAATCGAAATCGCGTTCGGGTTCGTCGACGACGACGGCCTGCGGCAGTTCCAGGAAATCCTGGTCGTCTGGGCGCGCAAGAACGGAAAGTCGAGCCTCGGCGCCGCCATCGAGCTGTACATGCTCATGGCCGACGGCGAGGGCGCTCCCCAAATCTATAACGTGGCAAACTCGAAGGCCCAGGCGTCGCTCGCGTACGGCATCGCCCTCAAGATGGTCAGGCGCTCGAAGGAGCTCAACTCGAAGCTCAGGAAGGGCACCGTCCCCGACCGCGACCAGGACGGCATCATCTTCGACCGCAACAGCGGATACATCACGGTCCTCACGAACCAGACGCGCAACCTCGACGGCCTGAACGTCCATTTCTGCCTGTTTGACGAGATGCACGCGAACACGAACCGCGACCAGTACGACCTCATCAAGCAGGGCATGTCGTCGCGCAGGCAGCCGCTCCTGCTCGCCATCACGACCAACGGCTTCGAGCGCGAGAACCTGTTCGACGACCAGTACGATTACGCCTGCAAGATACTCGACGGCAAGATCGAGGACGACCGCCTGCTCCCGCTTATCTACGAGCTCGACGACAGGTCGGAATGGCTCGACGAGAAGTGCTGGGTGAAACCGAACCCCGGTCTCGGCACTGTCAAGTCCTGGGAATACATGAAGGACGTCGTCAACAAGGCGATGCAGGACCCGTCGTTCCTCCCCACCGTCATGACCAAGGACTTCAACATGCCCGAGTCGAGGGCGGCGGCGTGGCTTACGTTCGACGAGGCGGTGAACACCGAGGAGCTGCCCGAGCTGCCGCCGAGCGGCAAGTACAGCGACATCGGATTCCGCTACGGCATAGGAGGCTTCGACGCGTCTGACACCACCGACCTCAGTGCTGGCAAGTTCCTGATGAAGCGCCGCGACGACCCGAAGATATACGAGCTGTCGATGTACTGGATACCAGAAGAGGCCCTTCGCAAGGGCGACGGCTACCGCAAGGAGCGCGACGACGTCCCGTACAGCCTGTGGGAGGAGCGCGGACTCCTGCGCACCGTTCCGGGCAACACGGTCCCCAAGCGCGTGTTCGTTGAATGGCTCGAGGAAATCAAGCAGAACTACGACGTGTACACGTTCTCGGTGGGCTACGACCCCTGGCACATCCTCGGGACCGACGAGGAGCAGCTGAAATCCTACACGGGCAAGGACTTGTGCGAGGCCGTGCGCCAGGGTCCGCAGACGCTATCGATGCCGGGCAAGGAGCTGAGGGCTCAGTTCGCCGACAACGTCGTCGTTGACGGCCATCATCCGATAAACGAATGGTGCCGCATGAACGTGCAGGTCAAGAGCGACAACAACGCGAACATCAAGTTCGTGAAGATGGAGGGCAAGGCGGTCCACCGCATCGACGGGTTCATGGCCGAGCTGTGCGCGTACGTCGCGTACCTGCGGCACAAGGACGAGTACGAGGGGGTTCTATGACACAGACCCATCCGAGCTTTACCAAATACACGCAATTCGACGACTCCGTCCGACTCGCCTACGGCACGACGACTGGCAAATCAGGTTCCTATACATGCATCGCATCAAACTCGCACGTTCCGAATTACAACCTCATCGACCTGGACTACCCGATGTACGGCACCACCGTCGTGAAATGCGGCGGGAAGAAGTTCGACCTCGAGGTCGTGCGAAAGACGCTCGCCCTCGCGTACGAGATGAACAACAAGCTGGCACGTTAGGAGGCAATTATGAAGCACGCACTCTACTCCGGGTCCACCAACCTGTACGGCGACATGCAGACCGCCGTAAAGTCGCTCGTGGCAAACAGCGACGTGGACAAAATCTGGCTGCTCACCGAGGGCGGGTACGACTACTGGCTTCCAGACCTCTGCGAGGTTGTTGACGTCAGCGGCCAGGAGTACTTTCCGAAGGATTCCCCCAACATGGGTAGCCCGTTCAGCTACCTCGCGCTCATGCGCGCGGCGCTCGCGCTCATGCCCGAGCTCGCCGACGTGGACCGTATCATGTCGCTCGACGTGGACACCGTCTGCCTGCGCGATGTTTCGGCTGCATGGGACATGCCCGTAGACGACTGCTACTTCTCGGCGTCGCGGGAACGGGCTTCGTGCTACAAGAACATGCTCTACTGCAACACGGGCGTGGCGCTCTACAATCTCGAGAAACTGCGCGACGGCAAGGCTGCTGAAGTGATCCACGCCCTCAACTGGCGCCGCTATCCGAATATCGAGCAGGACGTGTTCAGCTTCCTGTGCCAGGGCCACATCCACGACATGCCGAGCAACTACAACGCGACGCGGTTCACCGACCCGCCGCAGATCATGCGAATCAAGCACTTCGCGGGCATCAAGGCGAACAAGTGGCGCGACGAGCCCGAAGTCTGCGAGTACCGTAGGATGACCTGGGACGAGGCAATGGCTCGCCACGAGAAGAGGCTGGCGAAGCATGGCTAGGGTCCTGCTGGCAATACCGTCGTTCAGCGGCAACGTCAAGTCGCTGTGCTGGGCGTCGAGCGCGAACCTCGACTGGGGCGGAGACGAGGTGACGTACGCCGCCGTCAACGGATGGTTCGCGGACCGCGCACGCAACGAGATGGCGCGCATGGCGCTCGAGGGCGAATACGACTATCTGTTCATGGTGGACTCGGACATCATCCTACCGCCAGACGCGCTCGTCAGGCTGCGCGAGGCGGCAGTGGACGTGGCGACGGGCTACTACGTCCGCGGCCTCTCCGACGACGGCCGCACCTGCGCGATTCCCCTCGGCGACATGGGCTACGGCGGCGGCTACTTCGCCGACGTGCTGCGGGACAGGGCGGCGCGCGGAATCAGCGTCATCGAGGTGAAGGGCAACGGCCTCGGATGCGCCCTCGTGCGAACGAGCGTGTTCAACCTCATCGACGCGCCGTGGTTCGCGTACAGGCACGCGCCCGAGCTCGGCGAGGACTACTGGTTCTGCGAGCGGTGCCGCGAGGCCGGCGTGGAGGTCCACGTCGTCCCGTCGGTAGCATGCGGGCACGTTCACGACAGGATACTGGAGGCATGATGAAGACTTGCGGGGAATGCGACTACAGCGTCGCTATCGAAGGCGAGGACGGCATCCTGGAATGCCGCCGCCACGCAATAAGCGCCATTGGCATGGACGAGGACGGCTGCCTCGTATCGGCGTTTCCGGCATGCGAGCCGTACATGTGGTGCGGCGACTTCAAGAGGACGGCCAAGCTCGGCGGCCCGTCGAACTACGCGCAGGAGTGGTAGCCATGGGAAGACGCGGAGAAATCGTCACGACGGTGATCGTGAACATCGCCCTCGGGTTGTTCGTCGCAGGATGCGTCGAGGACATCGTCGGTCTGGTCGACGTGTCCACCAAATCGTACGCCGCAGCGTGCTTCGTCTTGCTGATGGCGACATACTTGGAGGTGTACGCGCACCGTGACTAAGACGAACTGCCCCAACTGCGGGGCCCCCGCCAAGGGACCGGCATGCGAGTACTGCGGGACTCCCCTGAAGAACCCGCAGGAGGCGCTGTCGCTCGCGATAGGCAAGACGGTGTCCGTGAGCTTCGAGCACGAGGGAAGGCTGTACGAGTTCGACATGGCGCTCGAGGACTTGATGCTGGAATCTCACTCGAACCCCACGACGCTGTACGATTGGGGAGGCAAAGCGGTGTCCACGTTGTACGACCCGACCTACGAGGCGACGCTGAGGTGCAAGCTCGTCCCGAGCGTGAAGCACGGGCGCGAGGGCATGTGGTTCTACCGCGAGCTGGCGCCTGACGAGGTGACCGTATGACCAAGACCGCCACATGGCGCAACACCCCGTTCGCCAAGCCGTTCTACAAATCTCGGGCCTGGCAGGACGTGCGCGGCTACGTGATGGACCGCGCCCACGGCCTGTGCGAGCGGTGCGCGGCGCGAGGCGAGCTGGTTCCCGCCGAAGTGGTCCACCACACCACCCCGCTCACGCCCGAGAACATGGGCGACCCCGAGGTCTCGCTCAACCCCGAGCGGCTGCAGGCGCTATGCCACGACTGCCACACGGAGGTCCACCAGGCGCTCGGCATCGGCGCGATGAACGGGAAGAAGGTACAGGAGCCGCGGGTGCGGTTCGACGAGGAAGGGAACGTGATACGCATATGAGCAAGACGAAGGACCTCGAGGACGCCCTGGCCGTGCAGGCCAACTCGCTCGACCCGGCGCAGCGCGAGTTCGTGATGGCGCAGTTCGAGCACTACAAGTGGAACGAGGGCCGCATCGCGGAGCTCGAGCAGGAGATCGAGGCCGGCGTGGTGGACCCCGAATCCGGCTTCCGCGACCTCGACCTCGAGGGCAAGGTGTTCCGCCAGCGCCACCAGCTCGTCGCCGAACAGGGCACGCTGTTCAGCCACATCATGCGCTGGCTGAAGGGGACGGCGGCGGGCAAGTCCGAGCTTGACGAATTCCTGGGGTAGCCAGCACGCCCACGGTGCGGAAAATGCGGGATCGCTTTCCCATTACCTCCTTTGCTTCCTTCGTGGGACTGTAAGGGAAATCCATTCCGCAAATTCCGCATCGGGTCCACCGCCGCAAGCCCGAACGTAGATCGCCGAACAACGCCCCTGGTGCTGGATGGCTGGCCCCACCGTCCAGGGCGGCTCCTCTACCGCCCTGGCGGTTGCCAGCGGGCTTCAATTACTTACCGCATGGTATATAAGAGCATCCGGGCAGTAAGTAGGTCCACCTCTTCCCGCCCGCACGCGTAAAGTCGCGCGCATATGCAGTGAATTAAGCGCGCGGATTAAGCTCGCGCGCGTATATTCTCGGAAAAACCAAACGTATCGCGGAGCTTTGTTTGGG